GCGTGTTAAACCAAGGGAAGTGTACAGCAGCTCCTGAAGCGTGTCCAGTTGTTTGAGCCGATGAATTTCCTGTAATAGAACCAAACAATCCTCTTTCTACTGTTAATGTATTAGTAGAAATACCAGTAATTCTCATAATTTCAATATTAGTAGCAGTAGTACCTGTAGTTGTTCCAAGTTGTATTAAATCTCCAACTCTAAAATAATCTCCATCGTTTACATCTATAGCAGTTTCACTTCCGTCTACATCTTCAGCCAAATTAGCTACACTATCAACATATAACTTACCACTATTAACTGAGTAACCTGTAGCATTGTCTATAGTTTTAGCATTACCACCTGAAGTGTCAGTAGAATATCCTAGCATAAATTGGTTTGGCAATACCAAATATTCATTAGCACCTAAAAGTTGTGTAATACGCAAATCTTCTGTATAAGCATCTATATTGCTATTATCTTCAAATTCATTAATATGAAATTGTAATTCTACACCTACAGGACTATTGTTTTTTAATACAATAAGTTTTGATCCTTTTAATAAACTTGGTGTAGTTTTAGATAAACTAGCTAATGTTACAAATGTATCTTCATTAGTTACCTTTGCTATTTCTTGGTATACTTCTGTATAGTTGTCGCCCATAGAGCATAGATACTCTTTATCTTGCCCTGCTTTTACTGTTAAATTTGCTTCTAATCTTGCCATTTCTTCTCCTATGCTATATGATACTTAACTTGTACCTGTAATTTTATATCGTTTGTGTTTGTTTCATTTTCTACAAAACAAGCAATTACTTCTCCTGATGAAACACTAGAACTATCTATACTTGTATCTACTGTCTTAATTACATTTCGATCTACACTTGTTGCTTGTCCGTTTGCAAGTAAAGTTCCATTACTTAAATTACCATCGCTTGTTCCACCTGCATTTGTCATTGTAAATTTATAAAGATGAACATTAATTGTTGTATCTGTATCTGTATCTGTAGAAACTAAAAATGTTGCTCCATCTATAGTCATATTAAAAGGAGCATAAAATAAACAGTTTACCAAATCATCTGTAGTATTACCACCATCAAAAGTTGTGTCAGGGTCAGTTCCTGTTCCATTAGCAAGTTCTGCTGGTCCTTGTAAATATGTAAAACCATTAGTTGCAACAGGTACAAAATAATGTGTTCCTGCAACAGGCACTAAATTATGAGCAGCAAATGTTAATAATTGTGTATTTGCGTGTGTTTGAGTTGAACCTACTTTAACTGCGTTGTTAGATGTATCTACAGCCAATATTGCTGTTCCAGATGTATTTCTTACTCTAAAAGTAGTTGTTGTATTATCGTTTTGAGGTTGAACATTTAAATTGTCGTCACTAATAGATACACAAGTAGATGTGCCCTCACCATCTTCTATTTGAGAAGAAGAAGTAGACACACCATTTGTTTCGTCTGCTACTTTTAATAAACTTTTATATGTATTTGCTGGTGATTTTCCTGCTAAACTTCCCATTTCTCTCCTAATCTATATAATATTCTAAAACTACTGTCCAAACTAAATCTCCTACACTTGATTCAGGATTTACAGATACTGCAATTATATCTCCTGCAACAAATGAACTTGTACCAGTAAAGTCAAATGTATAAGCAGTATCATCGGCAGCCATTTCAACTTCAATATCTTCTGACGAAGTAGAGTTAGGCACTTCAGTTCCTTCTGAACTTTTATGAAAACCTCCTGTTGTAGTTAAACAAGCATTTTCACTTCTTAAAACAAGTTTTTTAAGTCTGCCGTCATAAGGTGTTACATAACCCAAAAACTCATTAGCACTTGCTAAAGATGTTCTTTCTAAATTGTAACCTGTAAGAGGTAAATAAAACTTTGATGTGCCTGTATTGTAAGCACCACCATTAATAAAATGTAAAGTAGATTGTTTTAATATTGATCCTGTAACCTCTAAATCGCCATCAACCTTAACTTTACCTTTAGTAGTAGTATGAGGTATAGGAGAGGACAGTTGTAATACTGAAGCCTCTCCACCTACTTTTATAGCCTGTAAATTATCAGACAAAGGATAGCCGTCACCTAAAGTAACTTCATTAACTAATGTTTTATCTTTTGTCTTTGCGTATGGCACTATTTATCAGACCTTAAACCTCTTATAAATCCTCTTACTGCTCCACCTATAAAATTATCAAATAAATCAATAAACCAAGGTTCTACTGTTTTGTTCCAAAAGTTTTTAGTAAACTTCCATTGTGATAATCCTAATGTCATACATTTACCTGCTGTAAATGTTATTCCTTCTACCCAAGCACAAATTTCTTCGTTTGGTATTTTTTTAAGTACCCATAAGACAATTCCTGCACCTGTTCCACCTGCTAATAATCCTGCATTATTTGATAAAAAATCTAACATATTATTTCTCCTTTTTTAAAAATAATTCTAAAATATCAACTCTATTTTTAAGTTGTTTGACTTCTTCGTCTAATTCGTTGGGTTGTTCTACGTACTTTAGGACTTTGTCTAATTTAAATTGTTTTCTTACAAGTTTAACAACAGCTTGTATTATCATCTTCTGTATCAACATTTTCCATTTCCGTCTATCAACTCACCCCATAACGAAGTTCTGCCGTTTATTATCTGTATAATGTGAACTGTAAAAAGTCCACCTTTAAAAAAATCTACTATTGCAAATCCGTGTGCCCAGTTAATTGGTCTACCACCAAGCCAAGAATTTGCTTCTTCTTTCATATCTTTCAAACATCCGATACTCCAAGCAGACTTAGGTCCGTCTTTATGGGTAACAGACATTTGTTGAAGG